CTGAGCACCTAGCGGCAATGGCTGAGGGACGCCGCCGTGCTGCTGCGGAGCGAGATGCGGTCGTTTCCCCGATCCGACCACCGCCCCGACCAGTTCCAGAAGAATCGTGGAACGCCGCGATGCTCACCGAACTCCGCGCGAGCCGCACGCTCCTCGAAGCAATTCGCGCGCTCCTAGAAACGAGGTTGCCTAGTTGGACGGTTGCCGCGCCAAGTACAGTCGCACGCGACATGAACCGCGAGACCAGCAGACAGTTCGCCACCGCAAAGCTCGACCGCGCCAAAGAGGCCGTTCGCCAATTCACCAACACCAAGACCAGCGACGGCAATCAATGGAACGACACGAAATCACCCAGCGCGGTCCCAGCTGTCGAGCCCGATGGCGCAGAGGACGTATTCGATCTCGGTGATGAATTGACTGAACTCAATCGCGAGATCGCCGACGAATTGCCCCCGCCCCCATCACTCGATGAGCAGTGGGTCAGCCGATTGGATAAGTTCAAGCGATTTGGGATGTGGCTCCCAGAGTGGTCTGGTCGCCCTGGTCAAGCAGATTGCGATGCGCCAGTCGAACTCCTAGAAGAATACGGCTTTGTCAAGCGATAGGTTCATTGGGTGCTGGAGTATTTCGACGTTGTGTTGGCCGGAGGGACACCGCATCTAGGCAAGGTAACCATGACACCACGAACGGCAGCGGAGTCGCTGAGAGCAAACATTGCCGCACCAAGAGCAGCGGTGACCGTGTGGGCGTGGCATGAGGATGATGGTTCGGTACGCCTGATAGTTCGTGTAAACCCACGCTATGCGATCGATATAACTCGCATTCCGAGGACCTTTGCCGGATATCCGGTCAGTGTGGAAAGACGAAATACGGCGATAGCGTTACGTTTGTAGGGAAGAGAACCATGCTTAGGGTCAAAATACAGCGGCTAAGACAAGGACTGCACCCGAGCGAGGTTATCGTGGCGGTCTCGACCGCTGATGGGTTGCGTGAGGAACTCATTGTGGACAAGCGATCGTTGCGCAACGACACAATCCGCATCGGGTATCCGGTCGGTGGTGATGACAAAAATCATTTGCTTATCGAATTGCCACGCGAGACATTTCGCGGCACGAAGCGTGTCTGGGTTTCGAGCGACTCGCTTGTTCCCGATGAGGCGGCGGCGTGATCCTGACGGATCGGGGAATAAGGACACATTTGGCGCGTGGGACAATAATTATTGACCCCGCGCCCGTCGTGTATGATTCAACTGCAGTTGACCTAACACTTGACCCACTGCCGTTCATTGTAGCTTGGCGATTTCCGCGCGACGATCGGCATCGGACACTAGACCATGCACTCGCCGCTGGCGCAATCGAACGCCAGCGATGGCACGATCAGAACCCTGACCACAAACTCGGCGCATTGTGTGCTCAGTGCAGTAGCGCCAATGAGTGGATTGTGTCGGCTTCCGTTCTTGGCACACCCGTACTAAATCTGGTGCGTGAAGAGCAAGGAACGACCTCTAGCGGGCAAAGGCACTAGACGCCAATCCCCCGTCCTGCGGCTAGGCGACGAGGCAATACCGCCTGAGTTGCGCCATCTCCGCAATCACCCGGCCTTCGAACTCGCCTACCGCTTCCCAAAGGAAGGACTAAAGCATTTCGAGCGGCTGCGGTGCGAGCAGTCGCTGCTGGCGTTTTTTGAGCGGGCGTGGCGCGAATTCGATCCGGCTGCGGTCAAGATCAATTGGCACCATGAGGCGATCTGTGAACACCTTATGGCTGTAACACGCGGAGAAATTCGCCGTTTAATCATTAACGTGCCACCTAGGGCTTCAAAAAGCAATTTAGTGAACATTATATGGCCCGCATGGACGTGGGTGCAAAAGCCGCGCGAAGCCTGGCTGTCTGGGCCGCAGATAAAATTCATGTGCATCTCTTACGGTCAAAAACTCTCAAGTGAGATCGCGACATTAGCTCGACATCTGGTTTTGTCGGAATGGTATCAGGGGAATTGGGGAGAGAAGACCAAGCTATACGACGACCAATCGCGCATTGATAATTTTGGCAACATCTCAGGCGGCGTGCGCATTGCCACCTCGATGACTGGGTCCACCCTTGGCCGGGGCGGCGACATAAGAATCATCGACGATGCCCAAAATGTTGAAGATGCCAACTCACCGATCGAGACGGATCGTGTGGTCCGCACTTATCGTGAATCGTTGCAAACTCGTGAAACCGATCCGCAGACCTCAGCCGAGGTCATCATCATGCAGCGGCTCAATGAAAACGATTTGACTGGTTACATCCTGTCAGAGGCGTCGGATGATGTTGTGCATCTGGTCTACCCAATGCGGCATGATCCGACGCGTCACTGCACCACGCGGTGGTTCGATGATCCTCGGACGGAGGATCAGGAATTGCTGTGGCCGGCACAATTTCCAGAAGAGGTTGTCGCCGATCGCGAACGGCGGATGGGACCTTTTGCGGTAGCCGGGCAATATCAACAGGCCCCCGAGCCGCGCGGCGGCGGCATCTTCAAGCGCGATTGGTTTCAAGCATGGCCCGTCGTTGATGAGTATGGCGAGGTGCCCGCTGGTTCGATCATCAATGGTCGTATCATCTATCCAGCTCTCGAATATATCGTGGCCTCGGTTGACACGGCGCATACGGCTAAAGAAGAGAATGATTACTGTGCAATGATCATTCTTGGCGTCTTCCGCGCCGAAGGCAAGGGAAGGATCGAGCGACAGGCTGACGGTCAGTATATTAGGATCGCTGACGATCAGGGCTATCCCAAAGTATTGTTGTTGCATGGATGGATGAAAAGGTTGACAATCCATGGGCCACCAGAAGAACTGCCAGCAGGCATTGATCTTAAACTATGGAACAGCGCGAGCTATCTCCCAGAGCGACAAAAGACATGGGGACTAGTTGAGTGGGTTCATCACAGTTGTCGGCGATATAAGGTCGATCACTTGATTATTGAAACTCAGGCAGCAGGGCATGCCTTGGATGCCGAGTTACATCGCCTACACTCCGACAGCACATGGAGTGTGGAGTTGTCTCCCGCGCGTGGAGATAAAGTGGCCCGTGGCTATAAGGTGCAAGGCATGTTCTCAAGTCATCAGTTCTATGCCCCGACGTATCAAGATGGTACTTATCCGACCTGGTGCGAACCTATTATTGACCAGTTATGTGTCTTTCCCAAGGGCAGACACGATGACGCTGTCGATGCCTGTACCCAGGCTCTAGCCCATCTCCGTGACATCGGTATCTTCGAGCGGCGTGGCGAATACGAGATTGCTGAGGAGCAATCCAGGATTTGGATACCTGGGCAGCAGCGGCTCGAATTGCCCTACGATCTCTGATAAAAGGCTTGACGCCCCGCGGTTTGTGCGCTTCAATTGCGCATGAAGCGCACCCCAAACCATCGCCTGCACTTCGAAGTCTCGGAAACCCTGGATGCCGAACTCCGGGCCATCGCCGAGGATCAGGGGGTTAGCTTAGCTACCGTGCTGCGCGCCGGGATCGCGCTGGTCAAGATTTACCACCGCACGAAGCAGACCAAACGCCATCTCGGGATTGTTTCCGACCCGGCGGTTCTCGACACCGAGATCATCGGGCTTTTTTAACCCTCGGAGGACGACATGGAAGTGCCCGAAATCATCACCAAGCGGCTTCTGCCCGAAATCATCACCAAGCGGCTTGCCGAGTTGAATCGCTACATCAGCGAGTTGGAAGAGCAGCTTGGACCGTTTCTCGAAGAGCGCGAAGCGCTACAGATCGCAATTGATGCGATCCGCAGTAAGGGTGCCCCGGCAGGCACGCAAGAAGACTTCGAGCGAGTCGCCGCTACACACCAGGATGTGCTTGCGGCAAAGGCTTGGGCGTCTGCTGAGCCGATCCCGCATCTGCGAAATACAGACAAGGGCGAACCTCCAGAGGGGTTGCTGCCAACGATTTCTGAGAGGATTCTGGGGGCGCTCACCGAGCCGATGACCGCGCTGCAAATCGCGCACGTGCTCGATGTCCCGGTCGAAAGGGTTTCGCCGCGACTGACGACATTGTATCAGCGCGGTCGACTGACCCATGAAGGGAATTTGTGGGGTCCGACTGCTGGCTGAATTAGAGCCGCGAGTGATCGCTCGGAAGACAAGAACGACCGCCGAGTAAATCGTGATATAAACTAGGGGCCAGCCGAGATCGCTGGCCTGATCCGCATCCAGCCTCGGGGTCGTGGCGTGCGCAAAGGCACGTCATGCCCGACGATCTGGCGCATGGGTTCTCCCGTATCCCGCCTCCCGATGAGCCCGAGGGTCTCCCCGAGGACGAGGGCGGCGAGGTCTCGGTTCTCACCGACGACCCATCAATCAAGCCTAGGCTTGACCCCAAGACTGGGGCCTTGTCGATTGACACCGAGGATGGCGGGGTTGTTGTCCAGTTCAACCCGCCAAAGCCGCAAGCCGATACCGGCGACGACAAGTTTTTCGCCAATCTCGCCGACAAGATCAGCGCCGAGGCCCGCAACGAAATCGTCAGCGAACTCCTAGAGGGGATCGCAGCCGATGACCAGTCGCGCACGCAATGGCTCGACATGCGTGCCGAAGGGATCAAGATGCTCGGCATCGCGCTGGAAAAGCCGCGCGCCGATGCTGGCAACACGACCGAGCCGTTCGAGGGGATGTCGACAATCCGGCATCCGCTGCTATCCGAAGCCATCGCCCGGTTCCAAGCCAATGCCGCCGCCGAACTCTACCCGCCGAGCGGCCCCGTCAAGGTCCGCGACGATCGGCCTTCGAAGCCGAGTGGCGCTAATGACATCCCCGGTATCGGCGACAATGGCGGCCCGCCTCTCGATGACGGTAGCCCGCCCGTTCAGGCGACCCGTGAGGAACTCGCCGAGGCACTGGAAAAGGGCTTCAACCACAATCTAACGGTGGTTGACCGCGGTTACCGTCCCGACAGCGTGCGGATGCTGTTCGAGATCGGGTTCTCCGGCTGTGCCTTTAAAAAGGTCTACGACTGCCCAATCCGCGAACGCCCGATCAGCCGCTTTGTCAAGGCGACCGACATCATCGTCGCCGACGCCACTTCGGACGCGCGCGATGCCGGCCGGCTGACGCACCGCATTGTGATGCGGCAGAGCGTGGTCAGGCGGATGCAGATCCTCGGCGTCTACCGCGATATCGAACTGCATGAGCCATTCTTCGAGCCCAATGCTGCGGAACAAGCGACCGCCCGCGCTCAGGGGCTCGAAGACAAGCCCCAGCGCCAAGAGGACCAGCCGCGCACGATTTACGAATCCTATGTCGAACTCGACATCGAGGGGTTTGAGCACAAACGGCACGGGAAGCCGACGGGGCTACCGTTGCCCTACAAGGTCACGATCGACAAAGACAGCCGCGAGATGCTCGAACTGCGGCGCAATTGGGAGGAAGACGACGACACCTTTCAGCCGCGCACCGTGTTCGTCAAATTCGGATTTATCCCGGCGCTCGGATTTTACGACATTGGTCTGTTGCACCTGTTGGGTAACGGCGACAAAGCCCTGACCGCTGCGTGGCGCGAGGCGCTCGACACCGGGATGTTCAATAACTTTCCGGGGTTCATGTATAATGAAGGCGTCATCCGCAACTGGACGAATCAGAACCGCATCCCGCCTGGCGGGGGGCTTGGGATCAAGGGAGTACCTCCCAATGTTCCGCTGCGCAATGTCTTGGAACCGCTGCCGTACAAGGATGTCAGCGCCGGACTCGTCGGCATCACGACCCACATCGAGCAGCGCATGGATCGGGTCGCCAGCATGGGCGAATTGCCGGTTGGCGAGGGCGTGCAAAACGCCCCGGTGGGAACCACTTTGGCTTTGCTCGACCAAGCCCAGAAGTTATTGGCTGCGGTGCATATCGGTCTGCACGCCAGTCAAGCCGAGGAATTTGCCTTATTAAAAGAGCGCTACAAGCAGAACCCAGAATCGTTCTGGCGGTGGAACAAGAAGGGCTATGCGTGGGAGGAGAGCCTGTTCCTCCAGGCCCTCGATGATTGCGAGATCGTTCCGGCGGCCGATCCGAATACCGCATCGCATACCCTACGGCTGATCAAGTGCCAAGCGGTCAAGCTGGTGGCGCAGATGAACCCGCAGATGTACGACATGAAGAAGGTTGACGAGTGGGTCTTCAAGATGATCGGGGTCGCCGATTCCGACTCGTTCTTTGCACCGCCGCCAGACCCTAACGCCCCGCCGCCCGCGATCCCGGTTGACCCCAACAAGCAGGCGCAGGTTCAGCAAAAGCAGGATCAGGTGCAGACTGAGAATCAGGCCAAAATCGCAGCGCTCCAGCTCAAAGGGCAGCAGCAGGAGCAGGACAACGCTGCCAAGATGGCCGAGATGCAGACCGGACAAGCGGCAGAAGCCCGCGCCGCCCAACTTCAAGCACAACAAAGCGTTGTGGAAAGCGCCGACCGCGAGGCTGACCGCGCGTCGCGAGAACGGGTCGCGGCGATGCGTGAGCAAACCGAGCAGGCCAAATTGCAACACGAGGCAACGCAAAACACCATGGACCGCGCCCACGAAGCGCTAACCGCACCTCCGCCCGGCGCCCCTGAAACGCCATAAAGGGGCTTGCATTTGTCGCGGCATTGTTTAAATGTTCAACACACAGCCGTCGCGGTCACGGCGGTTGCGGTAGGGGGATAGGCCCCTCCCTTTTTGGCCGACGGGAGACGCAAATGCGAAACTTATTGCTCGCGGCGACCGCAATCGCCGCGCTCGCTGTCGCTGCCCCAGCCTATGCTCTGTCCCCTTGTCTCGCCGGTCTAGGCGCCGGCGCGGTCGCGGGTCATTACGGGCATCACACCTTTATTGGGGCAATTGGTGGCTGCATGACGGCCAAAGTGCTGGTTTCCGACTGGAAGCGATATAAGGCTGCCCACCCCAATGCTTCCGTCAGCGAGTTTCTCGATGAAAAGAAACAAGAGATGGAAGGTTTGCTGAACGCCGAGAACGGAGGCAACCAGTGAAGAAGCTTATTATGGCTGTTGGCCTAGCTGGAGTTGTGCTGGCCGGCGCAGCATCAACCGCCTCAGCTGGCTGCTACGACTGGGGGGCGCGCCACTGGTACTCAAGCGGCTGGTGGTGGGGGCACGCGTGCATGCATGACGTGTATCACGCTTACGGACCGCCGCGCTCAAATTACTACAGTGGTCGGCCGCCCACGGTGGTGCACGTCTACCACGCGCCGAGCGGCCCGGTGGTTGTTCACCACCATTACTAAGCGGCTGGGGCTTGGGAAACCAGGCCCCGTCTTTAACAGGGTTGTCGCCATTGCGACTATAGTTCTCACCTGTCTTTGGGCCGTCGCGCACTGGCACGCCTTCTACTAGAAAGGAAACTTGTTATGCATCTCACACGCATGGGCTTTAACGCCTTAGTCATCGTCTGGCTGGCACCTCTTGTTATGCTGGATTTTGTCGGCAACACGATTTCAACTGGGTTCTGGTCGGACGTGTTTTTCTACAAGATGCTCGCTGATGGGCTCTTGGTCGGATACGCATTCTGGGAATGCAGCCATGGTCAGACGACGAGTCTAGCGAATGCTAAGGCGCGTGTGGCCGACAGACACGATGATGTTGTCAGCTTCGAGAACATCGGCGCGATCGAGTATGTTTACTGCGTCGTGCTCTGTGTTTATGCAATCGCGAACTTTGTCGTTCTGCACGGCATGAACAAAGAGTCGACTGGTCTGGAGTCAATCGCGACGCTGGCGTGGTCCTTCGTCTCGCTTGCGGTGGCAATCCTCGCGGCGGTGCAGTTCTGGCACTTGAAGAGCGGTAAGATTGTCGAGTTGACGCACAAAGTCGTCAACTGAGGGGTTCGGTCATGGGGTGGTTGTCGGGATGGGTCGGTCACCGACATTGGTCGGCCTACATGATCCTGATCGGCCTGATAGGGTTCGGAGTTGCAACGCACCCTTCCCTCTTCGGCTCTTTGCTGATTCTGCTTTTGGCAGCGTGGCTGTTCTTTATGCGCGAGGTGGCGCACGCCGAAGGCGCGGCAGCGGTCAACGACCAACGCCCAGCGATTGACCGCCGTGCGCTGATTGCGGCGGCGGTCATCACTATCGTAACGATCGTTGCCATGTCAAAGATCAACTGGCTGGCCATTTAATCCAAGCGCGAGCGCGACATGACCGGTCTGTGGCTGCTCGGTTTGTTGGCAATCTACATTCTGGTTGTTGCCGGTCTTCGTGAGAGCAAGAAGATAACGGACAATCCAGAGAGAAAGGGGAACGACGATGTTTGAAACACTCGGCCTAGCTTTTGCTATCGCTATCGGGGTGGTCATCTTTGGGGTAGCGTCTTCGAGATTCCGAATAGTCGTGCCGACCAACGATGTCCATGTGGTTCAGCACGCCAGCAAGACGACCACATACGGCAAGGACCAGCCAGGCGGGAATGTTTACTATCACTGGCCCGCATGGATTCCTCACATCGGCGTTAGGGTAACTTCGTTGCCATCGTCGGTGTTCCCGTTGAAGCTGGGAGATTACCCAGCTTACGACAAAGGGCGCGTGCCGTTCATTCTCGATGTGATCGGGTTCTTTCGGCTGATTGACTTTGGCGAAGCCTCGTCTCGGGTCAGCGACATGAGAAACCTTCAAGATCAGGTGGACGGCATTTTGAAGGGCGCAATGCGATCAATCTTGGCCTCGTCCGAGATCGAGGAGATTCTGGAGGGGCGCAGTCAGTTTGGCGAGAGGTTCACAACCGCAGTGGACCAACAGTTGACTCAGTGGGGCGTCACCAGTGTCAAGGCCATCGAGTTGATGGACATCAGGGACGCAGAGGGCAGTAAGGTCATTGCTAACATCATGGCCAAGAAAAAATCGCTGATCGAGCGCGAAAGCCGGATCGCGGTCGCCGAGAACATACGAGCTGCTCAGGTCGCGGAAATCGAAGCGCAACAGGCCGTTGAGATTCGCGCGCGAGAACAAGAGGAGATGGTTGGCAGGCGGGCCGCAGAGCGTGATCAGGCAATCGGCATCAGTCAACAGCAGGCCACGCAGGCGGTTCAGGAAGAGGCGGCGAAAACCGCGACGGCGCAAATGGCAGTGACGCGCGTCAATACGGTCCGGGCGGCCGAGATCGCCAGAGACGCACAACTTATTACCGCAGACCAGCAGAGACAGATTACGGTTATCAGCGCTGATGCGGCAAAACAGAAACAGGTCATTGATGCCGAGGCGTCGAAGCAGAATACGATTCTGGTCGCCGAGGGCTTCTTGGAGCAGCAGAAAAAGACTGCGGAGGCGACACAGTTGGTCGGCGACGCCAAAGGTGCCGCAGAGACCGCTATTCTGATGGCTCCAGTGAATTCGCAGATCGCGCTGGCGAAAGAGATTGGCGAGAACCAAGGTTACCAGAGCTATCTGATCACCCTCAGACAGATCGAGTCTGGTCAGACGGTCGGCGTCGAGGCTGCCAAGGCTCTGGCCGCTGCCGACATCAAAATCGTAAGCACATCTGGCACTCCAATGCAGGGCATGAAATCCGCAATGGATCTCGTGACGCCCGCAGGCGCGGCGCAACTCGGGGCGGCACTGGAAACGCTTTCCCAAGTGCCCGCCGTGCGGCAGGTATTGGCTCGCCTGAATGGTGGGGCAACCACTCAACCCTGACCCAATGGTATTGAGCTAATCGGTGTGCTAGACTGCGGCTCTCTGTCTATGGGAGCCGCCAGTATGGCCAACTCGCACGACCACTCTCATCTGCGCCACATGGCGGTGCAGCAGCACGCCGAGCGGATTCATGAAATCCAGCGCGACCACCGCGCACATGGCGGTCGTGGCGACGAAGCCGCTGATAAAATTCTTGTGACGAAAGGCGTGCATGATCATGAGCGCGCACTGCACAAGGGATCGCCGCTCACTCACTTAAATCTCCGCGATGGCGGTCACGCTGAAGGTCACTCAGGCAGGCATCGGCTTGATCGGGCAAGACGCGCTGACGGCGGCAAGGTTGATTCGATCTACCGCGACCGCAATGGTGGTGAGGGGGCGTCGAACAGCGGCAAGGGACGTGACGCGTCGGGCGAGAAAGATGCCGCTCGTATGCGTGCCGAACAGAAGCGCGATGTTGACCATTACGCTCGCGATCGGTTTGCCGATGGTGGCCACACAAAGCGTGGCGGCAAGGCCAGCCACGTCAATGTCATCGTCGCACCTGGGCAAGGTCCGGCGCGCCCGGTGCCGATCCCGGTTCCTGCGGCTGGGATTGGCGGCGCGCCACCGCCTCGACCACCGATGCCCCCAATGGGCGCGGGCGGACCCCCAATGGGCGGTCCTCCTCCGGGTGGTATGCCGGGGGCGGGGATGCCACCGCGCCCAGGCATGCCCATGCCGATGGCGCCTGGCGGGATTCGCCGCAATGGCGGGCGTGCTGGGCGAGCCGATGGCGGTGGCGCAGACGATCGTAGATTAGTGCCAAGACCTATAGTTGCTGGTCCAGGCGCTGGTGGCGGTGACGGGCCGAGCGCTCCCCTATCTAGTGGAACGGGAGTTGGTCCCGTCACCAGTAAGCCCGGCCTTCCTGGCAATTTCGGCGGGGGCCAATATCAAAAAATGCCTGGCGACAAGTCGGGTGGCCGAGTTGGGCGTCATAAGCGGGCCGATGGCGGTAGTATCGAGAAAGAGGCGGGTGAGCCGCATCCGCCGTTTAGCGCTGACCCAGAGATGCGTGGCGGCGCGCAGGGTGCGCTCGGCCGTCTCGAAAAGACCAAAAGCGCTCGCAAGATTGGTTCTGCCGCTGTGGCGGGAGACTAAAAGGAGAGCCCGTCATGCGGGCGTTGGTACTGACGCATGCGGGCGAATTGTCGGCGATGGAAAAACGTCGAGACCGCCGCGGTGCCGCTCCTGGTCATCAGCAGTGCGATGGTCTGATCGAGCCGCATATCGAATATGACCGTGAGCAGGGCTGGCGCATTACCCATCGGTGCAAATGTGGCAATGTCACCCGTAGCGATGGGTGGCACAGCGAATTGAGCACGATCGAGCATGGTTTTTGGCGGAGGTTACGGGATGACGGAGCAAAGTAGACCGCGTCAATTCAATGGATTTGTCATTGACATTCACGCGCTGGAGAAAGCTCTTGGAATTCCGCGCGATCACCGCATCGTTCGAGTGTCCACGACGACTGACGACTACGTTCCTGGCATTAAAATCATCATCGAAGGTCCAGCGTGTTATCTTCTTGCTGGCTCGCGAGCCCCAGTCGCATATGACGATTTTGAGCGATGGTTGCAAAATGTTGATGAAATCAGAGAGGCGGGGATTGATCGCTATGGACCTTACGAGTGGTAGGGGTGTTTCACGTGAAACACCGAGCCGCCGCTTGACAATGGCGCAATTGATTCGTAATTAGCATCGGTACTGGCGAACCTCAGCCACGAATGCTGGGAAAGCCGCGCTCTGGTAGCGCATAGCGGTTCGACGGACTGATCCCAGAACCGCAAGGCGGCATTGCCCTCAGATGAGGCGCGCGATGGGATTCTCCGCGATTCTACTCTGACCGTCATAGCATTTCGGGACGGAATCTTAGCTGGCGACAGACTTGTAACGTCCAACTATGGCGGTCGCGTCGGTCACCGCAGTAAAATCTTCCGCACTTCGGCCGAAGGCAGTCACTACGGCTTTTCTGGTCCTATCGGAGCTGCGGCGATATTTACGCGTTGGCTTGCTGAGGGAGGCACCCTGAAAGACGCTCCCGATCTCGATGAGCACCAAGCAATCGAAATTCGATCGGGCAATCGGGTTGCGCTGTCCTCCGGCAAGAGGCCAATTTTTATTGAGGTTGAAGCGCCGTTTTACGCCATCGGTTCGGGTTGGCAATTGGCGCTTGGGGCCATGGAAATGGGGGCGACCGCCGAGCAGGCGGTCGAGGTGGCGATACGTCATGACGAGGGCTGCGGGGGTCAGATTGATGTGATCCGGTGCTACGAGCAGGCGATGCAGTTTGCCCCGCAGGCGGCGGCGGTGACCTTCCCAAACCGCATTGATCCGATCCACCTCGGGGGACCGCGATGATTGAATATCTAACGGTCAAGACGTTTGATGAAGCCCTAGCCGCAATCAAGGCGCGGTTTGAGTGTGTGCCGTTTGAGAATACCGATCGGCCAGCGTACTCGCCTACAGGTCGTCGATATTTTGAACTGATGTGCGGCGAAAGGATAACAGAAGGCGGTGCCACCAAAACAATTCATTTGTCGGAGCAGGCGGCAGCTCAGGCATGGCTGGACGCCATGTTGCGGTTTGGCGCTGGAAAACGAAAGCTATATTGGCGCATTGAGCCAGAACTCGATCATTTCGGCTTTAAGATATGGCGTGAAGAAGTATCTATAGTGCCAGGGCAGCAATACGGGTTGTTTGGATATCCGGTCTATCGCATCTACAGCCGTCAGGATTTCGACTGATGATTGGTGGCGGTTATAATCCCTGGTTTGTGGACGAGTTGATTCGGCGAATTGACACCGATCGCCGCGACAAAGCTTCCGATCTCGGGAATGGGATTGCCCCTGATTTCGGCGCCTACCAGTACGCTTGTGGGGTGATCGAGGGATTGCGGCTTGGGGCCGAGCACGCCGAAGATATTAAAAGAGAGCAGGACCGGCAATGAATACCAGTTTTTTAATGCCTGAACGGGCGTTGGTGACGCCGAGCGGCGTGCGTCCCGCAGAGCATCGGGTGACATTCTCTGAGGAAAACGAAGCCAAGGAGCAAGCCTATCGGCTATTGGGCGACCTCGATGACATTGAGTTGTTCTTCAACGACGTTCTGATCCTGAAATACATTCGCACCCAATTGAGCGAGAATCTGACGGCCTCAGCCGAGACGCAGAAAGAAGATAAGTGGCAAAGCAGCATTGGTTTGGTGCTCAAGGTCGGCCCGACCGCTTTTGTTGATGACGAACACACCAAGTTCCACGGCGCCACTGTGGCTCGTGGTGATTGGGTAATGTTTCGCGACAGCGACGGCTGGAACCGTGGCATTCAGGAACTCTACGGGTTTCACCGGTTTGCGCATTGCCGGGTACTGCAGGACGCGCACATCCGGGGGCGGGTCAAATACCCCGGTCGATTTATGGCACTGGAATGGTGATCTAGCCCATGTCTGAAACTCGGGTCACTGACCCCAATACCGATGTTGATCAGAAAAATCGCGAGATTGAGATCGTCGACGAGCCGATTGACGATCAGACCGGCATCGTCGAGGAGATGAAGCGGCAGCTGGCTGAACTTGAGGAGCGGGATCGGAAGCGCGAAGATGAGATCAAGGCTGAGCGCCAGCGCGCCGCCGATGCGCAGCGCGCCCGCGAGGCGGCCGAGGCTCGGGCGCGTGATGCCGATGCCCGTGCTCGCGATGGCGCCGACACCGCTGCTCGGTCGGTTGATGACGCTCAGTTCGAGGCAATCTCAACGTCGCTGACGGCGGCAACCGATCAGATGAACGGTCTGAAAGGGCAGTACAAGACGGCGTTCACCGAGGGTGATGCCGACAAACTGGCCGAGATTCAGGCTAATATGGCGTTGCTTGGATCGAAGATTACAACACTCGAAGCTGGCAAGCGGGCATTGGAGGCACGCAAGGCAACCCCCGATGCGCAGCGGCGACAAGAGACGCAATCCGAGCCAAGTGAATCCGAACGCCAAGAAACCTTTATCCGCGGGCAACCTCCGCGCGTCCAAGACTGGCTGCGCGCCAATCGCGAGCGCTATTTCAATGACACCGATTTCCAGCAGCAGGTCGCCGCTGCCGCTGGGTATGCACAGCGCATCAAGCGCCTAGACCCCGGCAGTCAGGAATATATTGACTATGTTGATTACGAACTTGGTTTGCGTCAGCGGCCAGAGCCGGTTGCGGCGCAAACCAATGAGCGGACCAATCAGCCAGCAGGACGCAATCCCGAGGATCGCGACAACCGCAATGACCGGCGCATGGTGACCGCTCCGGCTGGCGGGAGTGTGCCGAACACCGCGCAGGCGAGCGGCGGCACCGAGCAGGTCTATCTGACCCGCGAGGAAAAGGAGCAGGCCCGCCGCGACGGAATCACCGAGGCGGAGTGGGCCAAGGCCAAGCTCGAACTGATCCGCGAGGGTCAGTTGGGGCCGAACCGGAGAAACCGATGAATCCCCGGATCATTTGCGAAGCTGACAAGGCGACGCGCACGATCACGTTTTACGTGCGTGAGGGATTTGGTGACGGCAGGGATTTCCGAGGATTGCTCCTCGCCGATCCTGAGCAAGAACGTGCCGTGGCAATGAGAACGTTTGGCGAAGCCATCGATGTCATCACGGGTAAGAAGCGGTCAGCGGTCGCTGTCGAAAAGTGGTGCACGATGACCTATCTCGATGATGGGTCTCCGACTGACGGGAGTTTGGCTCATGAATGACGCAGGCTACCAATCTGAGGCGCGGGCTACCGATCGCGCTCTCCGCCCTTCGCCGCGCGACAGCAATCCGCGTCTTGCCAGCACCCCGACCGATGGCCCGCGCTTGCAGCGCCGCCGGCATCAGGTCAACATCATGGAGTCGCCCAAGCCTCCGCCCGGCTTCACCTATGAGTGGAAGGCCGAAAAAATTTACGGTGAGCCACAGAACGAGCATATCATCGACATCCGCGAGAACCATTGGAAGCAGGTGCCGGCCTCGCGCCACCCGGAATACGCCATGGGCAGCGACACCGTAATTCGCCGCAAGGACACTGTACTTTATGAGCGCCCGACCTATCTGGTCGATGAGGCGCGCATGGAGCAGATCGAGGATGCGATGAAGCCAGTGCTGCACCAGGAGCAGATCATGTATGGGGGTGCTCCGGATCAATTGACCCGCGATCACCCTTCGGTGCGGCGCATCTCAAAAATCAATCAGCAATACGCGCCGGGAGCCCCCATATCAGATGACGGCCCCCTATCATCGGAGCCATGAGTGACCATGCGCTAGACGGCGAGTGCGCTTGCCCATAGGGCTAAATAACCCCGTCCGGCGGCAGGAGAAAACGTTACGTCGTCCCCGTTCTCCGTGGCCGCCAATTCCAGTGCGTCAAGTTTCTTAAACCAGCTTGACGCACTGCCCGTAGTTACTTTATAGAGTCACAATTAACGGACTTGCGGGAAGTCCGAGAGACGATCCCCCAGCGCGACGGGCGCTGCTGACGGGATTGAGAGCGCGATCGGCGGGTCGATCGCAAACCCCCGCAAACCCAGATCGGTCGAGGGTTGAGGGCCAAGTCGGGAAGTCCCGATGGCCAATATCTTCGCGCCGAACGGGTTTCAGGACTCAGGGCTCCAGATCGGAGCTGCGTGGTCCGCGAACCAGACGCGCTATCAGATCCTCTATTCGAACACCCACACCATTTTCCAGGGTGACCCAGTCACCTTGCTGTCGTCGGGCTACATCGACACTCTGACTCCAGGGTCGGTCAGTTCGACGGTGATGCCGGTCGGCATCTTCAATGGCTGCTACTACATCTCGGCCTCCCAAGGCCGTCTGGTGTGGAGCGCTTGGTATCCAGGCGGCGACCAGTTGACCAACGGGGTCGTCTACGCCTCGATCGTAGACGACCCCAATGTCACATTTGTCGTCCAGACCGGGTGGAGCACTGGCTCGCCAGTTCCCGCTACCCAGGCCATGGTCGGGATGAATGCGACCTACGCCTACGGCACTGGCAACCAGCTAAACGGCCAGTCGGGCGCTTATCTCGATCTCAATACGACCCCGGCGACCACCGCCGCCTTTCCGTTTCGCATCCTATCGCTGGTCACTGACCCGCCAGGCTCGAACGGGTCCGATGTCACTACTGCCTACAACAAAGTTCTGGTGATGTGGAACAATGAGTTCTACCGCCAGCTGACGGGAGTGTAACCGATGCCAGTCGCACTCTCATCGATCCACGACATGCTGCTGCCGGGGCTACGCGCGGTCACCGGCAAATACCAGCAAATCCCCCGCCAATACGACAAGATATTCCAATACATCAAGTCGGAGCAGGCGGTCGAGCGCACGATTGAAAACCGTTACCTGCCCTTGGCGCGACTGAAGAATGAAGGCGCCACGACGGTTTTCGACAACCGCGCCGGTCAGCGTTTCACGTGGAACCAATCGCATCTGGAAATCGCCCTCGGCTACGCGATCACCCGGCCGGCGATTGACGACAACCTCTACAAGACCCAGTTCAATCCGTCGAACCTCGGTCTGCAAGAGAGCTTCAACCAGACCAAGGAAATCTACGCCGCCTCGGTCTTCAATCTCGGCTTCGTCTACCAGCAGGCCGTCGGCGGCGACGGTCAGCCGTTGTTCTCGACGGTTCACCCGATCGACGGCGGTTCCTACGCCAATGCCTTCACGACCGCAGCCGATCTGTCCGAGACGACACTGCTGTCGGCAATGATCTCGATCCGCCGTCAGTTTGTCGATCAAGCGGCATTGAAGCTCTATGCGCGCGCCAAGATGCTGCTGATCCCACCGGAACTCGAACCAGTGGCGATCCGGCTATTGGAGACCCAACTGCGGCCCGGCACTGGCGACAACGATGTCAATGCCATCCGCTCAACCACTGGCGGTCTAAAGGAAGGGTATTTCGTCAACGACTACCTGACCTCGGCCTATTCGTGGTTCCTGCTGACCAACGTTCCGGGGTTGGCGTATATGGAACGTATCCCCTTCGAGATGTCGATGGAGGTAGAATTTTCTACCGACAATTTATTGGTCAAAGGCTACGAGCGTTATTCATTATCATATTACAACCCTCGCTCTGCCTATGGCACCAACCCGACCAGTTAAAGTTGCATATAGGCCGTGTAGGCGTTTGTGATTATGAGCTTGCACACGTCGCTACGCTCTGATAATGTATTGTCGTATCCTCATTTGGAGACGACGACGATGAAACAGAGCACGCTTGGGCTGGAGTTCGTTCGGCAGGTGTTGAGCTATGATCCCGCAACTGGGATTTTCCGATGGCTGCAGCCCGTTAATCGGAACACGGCGATAGGTCAGATCGCGGGCGTTGTTGCGAGCAACGGGCGGCGGTACATAGGACTCCTTGGTGAGAAGCACTCAGCCCATCGCCTCGCGTGGTTCCATTACTATGGTGTGTGGCCGACTGGCAATGTCCGCCAAGAAAACGGCAACTACGACGATTGCGGCATCGGGAACCTCGCGGAAGAATCCGTGGTCGAAACCGCCCGTCGCGGCGCGATCCGCGTTTCGAACAAAAGCGGCGTACAGGGCGTAAGCTGGAGTTCGGCTAAGAAAAAGTGGGTTGCGGTCATTACGCGTGATTACCGACGCGTCCACCTTGGGTATTTTGCATCGAAAGATGATGCGGCAACCGCATATGCCGCAGCGCTCGCAGAGATGCCAACGGGCGGTTCTACCGTCATCCCAGCAGAGACCATCGCGCATCGGCGTCGCTTACGGGCGATTTGGAAACGGGCGCTGCGTCAGCATCACAACAAAACCGGGTGGTCATCATTTCCGGCATTCGTCGCCAGCGTTGGTGACCCGCCAGGAACAAATTTCTTTGTTCAACCTGACGACGAAGCGCAGGTCATAGGGCCAACGAATTTTCGTTGGGTTGAATTTATTCCAACCCCAAAATCAACCGAAAATCGGCGGTACCGTCAGCGTAACCGCGATGTTCTGCAGGCGCGCGACCGTGAGCGCAAATTCGGCGTGTCTGATGCGCTTTATCAGAGACTGCTCGTTGAGCAAGATGGTTTGTGTATCGTCTGCGGTGAGCCTGAGACAAGCGAACGTGACGGAGCAGTGAAGGCATTGGCCATTGATCACGATCATGAGTCCCTGGTCGTTCGTGGCCTTATGTGTTCGAATTGCAATCCGATGATCGGATACGCAAAAGAAAAATCATCGAGACTGAGGTCCGCGGCTGATTTCCTTGACCTAATACGGGAAATTTTCAAAGCTCAAGACGGGCGTTGCGCAATCTGCAAAACGTCAGAGCGGTTGATCATTGATCGTACCCGAGAGGGTAATATCCGAGGACTACTTTGTGTGGGGTGCAAGGAGGCGCTGGTTCTCTGTGACGATAACCCCGAAATTATGGGCCGTGCGGTCGAATTCCTAGGCCGCTATCGGCGCGTTCCTGGGTCGTCAATCGAGGATAATTTATGGGAACCGCTCCCCGCTTCGGAAAAGGACGGCGCCTGAATGGCTCGCACTGATTTCACTGGCCCAGTAATAGCGTTTGGCAAGGGGCGCAGTCCTGGCGGCATTGGGTTTTCTCAGGACAACAACCCTGACGATCCCTCTCCGTCGCTGGGCAATAGGGGCTGGGGGTGGCTTGATCCACGTCCGCCGTTCACCTATCAGCCGGGGATGAGCGCGACGGAGCCGTTCTACGGGTTTGCGGCCGGCGAACTCACTCTGATTGACCAAGCGCCTTCAGCGTTGGCGGCCAACAACATCGCGGCATCGCAGGCAGTAACTGCCGGCACTGCGGCGACATTGGTTGCGACTAGCGGTGCCGGCATTACGGTCGGCGCTTCGGTGGTCAATGCGCTGACCGGGCAACTGGTCACTGGTTTGTTGGCGATCGACGGCACGCATGGCGGGGTGGCATTTGGTGCCAATGCTGCTGCCAATTCGTGGAATCCGGCAACGGCGATAAGCCGCTGTCTGGTTGTCGCTGGTCTTACCGGAACGATGCTGATTTCGGGTTACGACCTCTACGGTTACCCGATGACGCAGTTGGTGACGGGCGCTGCAACGACATTGAAGGCGTTCAAGTACGTGGCGTCAGCGGTGCCGCAAGCCGGGTCAAGCGGCAGCGCGCTGACGATCGGCACGACCGACGTATATGGCATTCCGCTGGCGGTGTCGGCTTTCGGGTACCTCACGGTTTATTGGAACAACGCGCTGATCGCGGTTGCTGGGACGGGTGTCGCATTTGTCCCGGCGGTAACGACCTCGCCGAGCACCAATCTGCTTGGTGACATTCGCGGCACGCTGAATATCGGCACCGGCACGCCGTCGAACGGCACTGTCGCAATGCAATTGTTCTGGCGTCCCAATGTGAATAATATGCTGACTCAAGCTGGCATCTTCGGAGTCCAGCAGGTCTAGCCAATACCGCCGCCAATGCGGCAGTAGCCTCGCCCCTTTACCGGGACGGGTCCCAGCTGGGAAACCGGCGGCGCGGATCGCCGAGATTGAAGGAGACTAGCGATGGCCGGAAGAGGACATCACAGACGTAAGGGCGGCGAAGTTGACATGCCAGAGGAGCATGGCGGCAAGCCAATGAGCTACACGGCGGACAACAACGTCGAGAAAGAGGCTGAGGGCGAAGAGCGCAGCAAGGGCGGTCGTGCGAAGCGCGCTCGCGGCGGCGCTGCCAAGCATCACGTCGAGCACCATCAGGCCGAGCATGTCGAGCACCACCACTACAAGCGGGGTGGCGGCATGAAAGAGGCCGAGATGGAAGGCGGCAAGACCAAGCATCGCCGGATGGACCGCCCCGGCCGCAAGCGCGGTGGCGGTATTGGTGCTGATGCGACGCCACTGTCAACGGCGGCCCGTACCAAGCAAGAAGGCCACATGGCCGATAACGACGAACTCGCGTCTTAGTTGCGGCGGGTAATTCTGATGGCCAAGAAGGGCCGTGAGGCGGATTGCGACGATGTGACTCTGCCGTCAATCCCAGATGCCCCTGGGGTCGGCAAGATGCCGCATTACAAGCGCGGTGGTGCTGCCAATGGCATTGGGCCATTGCCGCACTACAGCCGTGGGGGGAAAACCAAGCATGTTGAAGAAGACGGCGGCTCTAAGGGCCGTCGCCGCCTCGATCGCGGGGGATGGAAGAAAGGCGGTCGCCTGACTTACGGCGAGCGCGAGAAAATGCCCAGCAGTGAATTTGCATTGCCCGGCAAGGGATCTGGCCCCAAGGGTAAGGGCGGAGGCTCTTACCCGATTCCAGACGAGAGTCATGGACGGAACGCGTTGGCCAGAGTCGCGCAACACGGTTCGCCAGCTGAAAAAGCTGAGGTTCGCCGCAAGGTGCACGCCAAATTCCCAGACATTGGCAAAGAGTGACGCACTGCGCTGTCTCGCAATCGTCACTGGCATATTGGGTCAATAAATGATAATTAGGACACTGCAATGAGTGATCCGCCCGACGCACTGAGCCAGCCGATCAATATCTTCAATTTCGGCAGCTACCTTGGGCAAGTGCTGGCGATCGTGCAGGACATCGCGCAGTCGGTTGCCGCAATAATTTTCACTCAGAACGAAGCAACCGTCACCGAAAATCTGCTGGCCACCAATCAGGCAGCATTGCAGAACCAGGTCACGCTGTTGACGCAACAGGTCGCCGCACTGGCAGCCACTGTTGGGAACACCGTCAATCTGCTGCTGGTGACGATTGATGGGCTGGGCAACGTTGCCACTGCCCCATTGCAGCAGGAGGAGATCACCCTGCTCGAAGAGATCGCGCAGAACGTCGCTCCAACCCGGCCGGTCGAACTGGGGTTGGATTTCACCAATGTCGCTTCGACCAAACAATCCGCGCCAACCGACGCGGGTCCGTGAAGCCAATAGGAGCTTTTGATGGCAACTCTCACCACCCTACCCAATGGCCACTTGGCGCTGCCAAGCGACGAGGTCACCGCAATCGCTCTGGTTGCCCTCGACGCATCCGGCACTCAAGTGCCGATGCCTGCCAGCAACGTCTCGACGGTTGTAACCACCGGCACCTTTGCCGCCAGCCTCGGCGCCGCAATTGGTGTCATGCCGGGCACGACCAACGCTGCTGTAATCCTGACCCCGCTCGTACTCGAAAGCGATGCGGGCAATTCGGGCGGCGGCATCGGGCTCACGATCACCGACACGGCCGGCTTGCCGATCACAACGGGGACGACCGCTGCGTTGTTCGACATCGTTGTTGATGCGACACCGGCAGCCGAGGGTCTTGACCTTACGAATGTCGTTTCGACCCCGCAGACGGCACCAGTCGCGCCTGGCCCGTAATCGGAGCGATAGGGCGGCTCAATGCCGCCCTATCACCATTCCAGGCCGATGCCCGCCCCTCCTTCCCTCGCCATTCCGCGCCTGCGCTGCCATGCGCAGCCGTACCCTGCGATGCCCTGCGTGGCGACGCCACCGACCACTCTAACTGCACCCGTTGAGAGCGTCAACAAATCGCGGGATTAGGAGAGCCTGATGATCGGCTTGTTGATCCAAATTCTTATACTATGTCTTGTTTTAGGATTAATTTTGTATATTTTTGGGGCGGTGCCAATCTTGGCACCGTTCCGCTGGCTCGCGCAGATCATCTGCGTCGTCATCGTGGTGATTTTCCTGATCGAGATCCTGCTCGGCATCTCGGGTGGCGGGGTGAGCTTCCCCGCTTTCCATTCGATCAGATGACCGTTTCAGTTTGATCGCGGCGTGGGCCAAACCCGCGATAGCCGATCGCTAACCCGACATCGGGCATGTCGATCGTAACCTGATCGCAGCAGGTCAGGGCGAGATGCGCGGACGATACTGAGCGACCGCCAATCGCTAGGTCGTGGCTTACCCTTTCTTTGAGGCCACGCGGATCGAGATGACCAAAGCGCAAGGTGCCTTGGTAGGGATGACTTTGATTGGTTGCATCTATCGGGATCGGGTTCGGGACAAATTCGTTTTTGATCGGCCCAGCGCCGTGGCGCGTCAAATAGGTGCGCGAGACGTAAACAACCTCAAGTTCGAGGGCGAGTGCGCGGGCGATCGGCACGACATTTTTGAGCCCCGTGCTCGATCGGGTCACATGCGGGAACTCGCCGTATTCCTGGTCTAGCAGCAACCCCTGTGCGCCCTCGAAGATGATCTGCGAACTCTGGATGTATTCCAGTCCCGCTGAGGGTACAGCATGATCGAACTTCCGCACGGCGGCGATGAACGCGTCAATCCAGTTGTTGCCGAGATGCGTGTCGTCTCCAACCAGTGGCGGGACGCCAAGTTGGTGCAGTCGCGCGGGCATCCAGTTGTCGCGGATGTTGATCAGTTTCTGCTTCAATAATTTGTCAGGAGCTGACAGGTCGTCCTTTAACAGGCGAAACGCCGGATAGTTGTTGCGCTCGATGGTCTCGCCGAATCCGATCCCGCAACTGCCGTGTCGTGCGGCAGCGCGGTGGTCTTCGACTATTTGGTTGATCAGCATGTCGTAAGGTGTCGTCACGTAGCAGCGCGGGTCAGCCGCGACTGGGGGCGCTAGCCGAACCTCCAGAAACTCGGCGTATTCATGCCAAAACAAGATCGGATTAAGCACAAAGTGCTTGGCGAGGTAGGTCTTGGCCCCAGCGAGGGTGCCGGAGCCAAGATGGTGGAACACACGCCGCCGATCATCAGGCGTGACGACGGTGTGCCCAGCTTGGGCTCCGCCATTAAAGCGCACGACAGCGCAATCGGCCGAGAGGCCAGATGCGAGGTAATCAACCATCCGCCCTTTGGCCTCGTCGCCGTAGTTGGCCCCGATAACGGCTGTCGCGCGCCTCATGGGTCGAGCCTCCAGTTAGTAGTTGAGCCTGACGGCTCCCTCGCGGTGCTCGCCGGCAACGATATCGCGGATCGCATTGGCGACCACGACTGACGTGGCGCCAGACCACGACCCGGCGACGGCATCTTTGTCGCGACCCTCGGCAACCTCGATTGCGGAGACGATCACTTCAGCGAGTTTTCTGTGATCAGCGAGAGGCAGAACATGCTGACCCAAGGTCTTGACCCATTCGCGGCGGACCTGATCGGGATGCGACCGCGCGTGGCTACCTTCCTCGACGATGACGTGGAAGATGTCATATGTCGCGGAGGCCAATTTCAGGATTTCGGGTCCGGTCAGATCCTTGACCTCGTCGAGACCGAGGAATTGCTTGATGTGCTTGGCGTACAGGATCGGGGTCGGCTGTTCGTCGCCGACGGTGAACAGATACCCGCGTTTGCCGCGTTTCTCGAAGCAGTCGATCGAGGTCTTGGTTGCCGCGAACAGCCAAGCGGCGGCGTAGGATTCGTAGTGGTTGCCACCGCCGCCGCGCTCTAGGTGGATTTTCTCCATCTGCTCGACGAGCGGTTTGTTCTCGGCTTCGAACTGGGTTGCCTGCACCGGCGAGCGATCACATTCGAAATCGCCGATTCCCATGATCATAATGTGTGGGTCGGTGATCGGTCGGCGTTCGTAGATCGAGGCAACGAGCGTGCCGAGGCTGTCGCGCGCCATCACGTCGAGAACTTTGTCCATCGACCCGGTGACATCGAGCGCGACGATCAGCGCCGTCGAGTTCGGATTGGACGCCGAGTCTCGCGATTCGCGCAGCTTGATATCGGCAGGCGCGAGGTCGGGGGCCAAGCGGCTCGACCGAAAGATGTGATCAACGGTCGGGTTTGATGCCGAATATGACGCTCGGGTGCTCGACCAAGCTTTCGGGTCCCACCTGCCATCGCCCATGATTTTCTCCTCTGGTTAAGTGAACGCCTTGAGAATAGGGTCTCTGTTGGAAAAATCAACGGGGTCGATAAAAAGGGATTGACAGACCCTGTTGGGGTCGCCATCATCTCCCTCGTCATGCAGCGAATTGCCGTCACACAAGGCTTAGAACGAGCGGATCATCTCCGTTGGTTCGGCATGTGTGCGTACCCATCCTTGGGGAATCCGCAAGCATGAGGTAGGGGTTGTTCGGCAGTTGCCGATAGGATCGCGAGATCGTCAGCCCCCGCCAGTTCCCCCTGAGCGGGGGTTTTGTTACCGGTGGATCACCGACCGGGATAGCACAAGGTGAGACCGCATCCTTAACAGGGCGGGTCACGGATAGGCGGTCAGGCATCGGCTTGATCGGGTTGTCGGCAGCGATCTATTTTGTGTATTCATTTTTCGCCTAACGTCGGCCCGGTGAAGGTTTCTAGGGCTGGAGGGCAGCGCAAGCGACGTTAGGCGAAAGCGGAATACATGGGCCTGAGCTGTGGATCAGCGGTGCTGCTTTGCAAGCAGATCGTCATGGGTTTCGACTACCCACAGGTCCACCAGTCGATGACTGCGGTGCACTTTGGCATGGCATGTTGGGCAGAGGACAACCAGATTTTCCGCAGCGTTGTTAGTTCTGTCTTTATCGCGATGATGGACTTCGAGAACGTCATCGTATGCGCAATATCCGCATCCGAAGCACTTCCTGCCATGCGTCTCAAACGCCAATTTGCGATAGTCGATGTAATCTCCATTCCCATAATGGGCTGGTTGGATTTCTTTCATTCCGCCAATGCGCTGTGCTCTGTCCTTGCACTCGCGCGAACAGAATCGCAATCCGCTCTTCGATTTACGGAGGTGAGCTTTGTACCTTTTGAAGGTGTAGCCGCAGAAAGCGCAGGTTACTTCAACTTGAGCCCATCCGCGCGTTTGGCGCTGGTATTCCCAACCGCACATGCGGCTACAAAATATGCCTTGATTGCGGGCCAAATATTTGGTTTCAGCTAGATAGGGTTTGCCACAAGAGGCGCAGAGGCGCTCAATTTTCATCATCGAACGATACGTGATTTGCGCAGGACAATCAAGGTCCACCAACACGCGGCTATAGCTCAACGGCAGAGCATCAGGTTGACTCCGCATAGGTATCAAATATGATGGAGTGATGAAAAATACCACGCACATCGGAGATTTAGCCGTTGCTATGGTAACCGGCGCTCTCCTTGCTTCTGGGAAACAGGTCCTCAAGCCATTGAGTGACGGTCTCAGATACGATTTGGCGGTCGACGATGGTTCTGAAATTTTGCGGGTACAATGCAAAAGCGCCGTTTTCCGACATGGTGCCGTTGTCTTTCATGCGAACTCATCTACCGGCAGAAAACGGGTCGGATACCGAGGTGAGGCTGATTTTTTCGGCGTATATTGTGCAGAAATACATAGATGTTATCTGATACCAGTGGCGGCGGTCGGCTTAACTTCGGTGCGGCTTCGGGTTGAAAGTCCCAAAAATAACCAAAAGACAGGATTGCGCGATGCCGCCGCATACGAAATCCCGATTCGCGGGCCTAGCACCACTCCGGTCTATACTATCCACGCGTGCCCAGACTGCGGTGCTCAGGTTACCTCTAAAGGCCGCAGGTGCGTCAACTGCCGGCGGAGTCGCCATCAGTCATTCAAAATAGAGTGGCCAGACCATCACGAACTTCTCCTCCGATTGGAGGGAATGTCCTTGCGGGCGCTGGCGCGCGAACTTGGCGTGACCGATTCGGCAATAAAAGGCCATCTTGCTACCATGGGTGTAACGTACAAGAAGAGGACGGCTTCCCAAGCCCCGCTATCATAAAAATGGGCGAGATGATGGGTTTGCTCCAATACGGGACCACTGGTTTAATTCGCGCCGTTAAGCGCGTGACCCGTAACGCTGTTAGCGACAAGACGGTGAGTGTCGCGGGCTCCATTTCCCGAACAACCCCGTCAGCCGACGGATGGTCGTGGAAACCTGTGGAGCACCATCGTGGTCGGCACCCTTTGCGCGGGATCGACCGGCGTAGCCCCCGTAGCGAGTATGGGCCTCGCTAAGGTCTCCCCGGCCGGTCGATCCCGCGCAGAACCCGCAACCCGGAGGATGAGATGGCATCTGACGCCAAATCCGGTGATAAATGCCAAACCTGTGGTGGTTCTGGATGGAACCCCGCGATTCGGGAGAAGCCGGTTCACATAGAGGGGTTGATCGACGGCGACCGCCGCGCCCTCGAAACCCTGCACGATTATCTCAAGCGGCGGTTGTGCTGCCCCGATTGCGGCGGCAGCGGGCACCGCGCAGAGTAGTTCAGTGGCAGAACGGCGTGCTCATAACGCGCAAGTCGGAGGTTCGATCCCTCCCTCTGCGACCAGCATTGACGCGGGAGGCAAGGGCCAGTGCCCTGGTCCGGCTCATAACCGGACAACCCGGAGGCAGCATCCGGTCCCGCCACCAACCCACTGGGATCGCCGACCCCCAACGGCGAGGCTTTCGTGACGCGCCGGGGCAACGTCCACCTGTCCTCCCCATGCCACCCCGGTTCCCAGTGGCCCTATCCCACGTTGGCGTCAATCTTGTCGTCAACGTCTGCCAAGATAGCCAACGCGGTCAAGGCATCCGGTCGAAGCCCGGACTATGTGGGTTCAACTCCTACTCTTGGCACCAGTTTGCGTCCATCGTCCAAAGGAAGGGCCTCAGATTTCCATTCTGAAGATCTCGGTTCGAGTCCGTGTGGACGCTCCAGATACAAGGGGAACGCGCGATGATGAAGCACAGCGACTTTCGGATCGGTGTCGAATTCACGACTGGCGCTGGGCGCTGGCGATGCACCGATATCGGGACGCGGGTCATTACCGCGATCCGCCTTGATGAGGTGCGGATCGCGACGGTCAGCGGCGGTGTGAAATCCATGCGGGCTCTGTGCTATGCTGAGGCCAATGCCGAGGGTTGGTTCAACGGGCCACCCTATGCCGTCGCTGAGAGCGTATTTGACGAGGACGGCCAAGAGGGATGTACGTTTTATGCGGGTCCCCAAGGGGATAGCGAGCCCGAGAGTCGATCGCTCCCTCGGTAGTAGCGAATGCGCCGGTCCCTGCTCCCTCGGCCCAGCCCGCTCCAAACTTTGGCAGGTAGCACTCAGGGCGAGCGCGCTCGGCTGTTAACCGAGAATGAGGTCGGTTCGATCCCGACCCTGCCAGCCAGTCTTCGTGCGCACGGAGCCGGAACGCCACGGGGTCGGCGTGACAGCCAGGAGAGCACTGGCAACTGAATTGCGGACGAGCAGCGGTCTGCCTGCGGGTCTCCAAAACCTGTCAGAGAGGGTTCGACGCCTTCCGTCCGTGCCAGTTCCGCATGGCGGCGCGGGTACCGCGTGACTGCTCCGCGGCCAGTAGGAATGTTGCCTTTATACTTACTGGAGAATGGCGGGTAAGGCTGTCGGGGCATGGCAACTAGGCTCCCGCCATGCGGATATCTGCGGAGGAATGACGATGGCTGATCCGAAATCTGAGAAACCGTTCGGCGACGATCCGCTGATCTACAGCGAGACCGCGAAACGGCAAATCGCGGAAGACCCGGAGTTGGCGGACGCGATGAAGGATGTCGCGGCGATGATGCGGCAGGCGCTCCACGCATGGCAAAGTGGTCAGTACCCAAACTTCGAGACCGCGATGGCGGCGCTCGGTTGCGATATTGCGGAGGTTTTCCCTGGGGACGAGGATTATGAGGCAGTCTTCGACGGGATTGCGATCGAAAATATCCGCAAGGGGAACGCGAAATAATTTCAATCGTGCCGCGAGCCAGCTAGGGAAGGCGTCGAGTTGCAACCTCGATTCAGCAGGGTGCGATCCCCTGGCGGCACTCCAGTTTCGTGCGGGTTATCGGGTGGGCGGGTCGGTTTGGATTTGTGTTGCTCCTGGCCGGGAAGCAGCGCAGACGCCGGTCTCTGGGAAGTTGAACCGTTCCCAGACGCACGAAGCCCTCGGGGCCTCTGCCGTGCGGTGGTGAACCAATCATATCGTGGCGGTATGCCCTAGGGCAGCATCTTGGCGTGCGGCGGTGTGGTGGGTACACATCTTAATGTGACGCGCGAGGGGGTTACTGTCGGGTTACTCGGTTGTCCGTGAGAGGATGTGAGGGCTGAAACCTAGCCATCCTTGGCAATCACGGCAATAAAGTCCGGTCATACTGTCTCGCAGAAGCCCTGGGGAAGGTGGAGCGGTGGTCACGACCGAAGGCTCCCATGTCGGTTCGAATCCGACCCGCACGAAAACATCTCGATGGCGTTCGTCGTCCAATGGCAGGACATGAGAATGTGGATCTCAGAACGCGGGTTCGATCCCCGCCGATCGCCCCAGAACCTGAAACCGCGCCGAAAGGTCGAGCCTGATAACAACAGGCGATGGCTTCGCTCCTCCCCTCTTTGGTCGGAACAGTGAGGGTTGGCTGCCACGCGGTTTCGGTCCTATATGCCGGTTTCGTTCAGTGGCAGGACAGCGGGCCTGTACCCCGCCAACGGCAGTTCGATTCTAGCCAGCCGGCACCACTCTGAGGAGAGGCGAGAGATGCGCACTGTAATATTCGACATTGACGGGACTCTCGCTAATGGCACACACCGTCAGCATCATTTGACCACCCTGAAAAAGGACTGGGATGCCTTCTACGCCGCGATGGGCGAGGACACGGCTATCCAGCCGATCATCGACTTGGCCAATCAACTCGCTTGCGACTACCACATTGTCCTCTGCACTGGGCGTCCCTCCAATTATCGCGAGGTGACCGAGCGCTGGCTCTACGACCACGATGTCCCGCGATCAGCTCTCTACATGCGAGCCGAGGGCGACTTTCGCGACGACGCCATTGTGAAACGCGAGATGCTGGCGCAGATGCGGAAGGCTGGGTTTGAGCCGTGCTTGGTCGTTGACGATCGGAATCGCGTCGTGAAGATGTGGCGTGAGGAAGGATTGGTCTGTCTGCAATGTGCCGAGGGTGATTTCTGATGGGGATTAGCTCACTGGCTAGAGCGGCCGGCTCTGACCCGGCAGAAGTCGGATCGTAACCGGCATCCCCTACCAATCGCGGGCAGAGCTTCGGGCTGTCGGTAACGGACAGTCAACAGTTTTGCCTTGGCTCTGGGCAACGCGCCTACCCGCCCCGCGATACACAACAGAAAGGAGCGCACATGGAAAAGTTTACAACAGGTCTACCGGGGCAAGAATACACGACTGGAACAGGGCAACTCATCGTCGGAGTTCATTCGCGCGAACAGTGCCTTGGCAAGCATTGTGTGATCCACAACCCATCAGACCATTGCATGCGGGATTTCCCGACCCACTGGCGTGCTGACCGCAAGTTGATGGAGCGCATCTGTCCGCACGGCATCGGCCATCCCGACCCCGACGACATCGCTTTCAAGCGCGCCACCCGCGGCGACAAGTTTGCCGATACCGAGGAGGTTCACGGTTGCGACGGTTGCTGTTCGCCTCGGGGATTTGTCTGAGGCGGGTGGCCCAGGTGGGTACCGCCGGCTTTGACCCGGCGCGTGTTCGGATCGTGCCCGAAGCCCGCTTCCAACGCCCATTCCGCTACCGGCTAGGCGACCCGGTTCTCAGCCGGGCAAAGCGAGTTCGACCCTCGCATGGGCGACCAAAACCCCGCGCCTCGGGGGTTTCTCGGGGGCCGAGAAAGACGATGACCAATCACCCGCACCGCAAAAAACGTCTGTCGCCCAGCGAGCAGATGGTGGTGAGATTGAAGTTGGCGCTTACGCCATCGGCGCGCGGCGCTCTAACGAAGAGCGAGGCATACCGTCTTATTTTCGAGAGCGCCCGAGCTCTAAGCCAGGGGGTTAGCGTTGATTATGCCATTGGCGGGATACTGGATGACTTATTCGGTCCTGGCGAAATCCATGGATTTGGAGATGGGTGGCGTAAGCAGATCGAGGCAGCTTACGCATCGGAACTAGAGAGACAGCAGGCGGGCGTGGGGGAACGGTAGACCTAGCGAGCTTAAACCTCGCCGCCATTGGCATGCGCGTTCGATTCGCGCCGCCCGCACCAGACACGCCCCCGTAGACCAATTTGGCAGGAGTCATCTCGCTTAGAACGAGAGCAGTGTCAGTTCGAATCTGACCGGGGGTACCAGTTCAGGGCGGCTAACCGGACAAGCGCACCGGCACCGGTCGGAAACCGGTTGGAGCCTTCATGGGCTTGTGGAGCGTGACCACAGCCGCCCGCCACACTACGGTTGGGTATCCGAGCCGGCGCTCGGCCTCGTCTTGAAAGCGAGTGGCACGGAGACGTGTGCGGGTCGGCACCAGCACCCAACCGCCAATACGGGCAGTCAACCGCGAGGGCTCGCGGCCCAGCTTCGAAACCTGGTGGTGCGTGAAAGCGCATGGGACTCGGAATCTCGGCTGCCCGCCAGTTTGGGGCGCGCAAGCAGACAGGTGCACTGCGCTGGATTGCTAATCCGGGCGTACCTTCGGGTATCGGTTTCGAATACCGGCCGCCCCGCCACTTTCACCAACATAGGGTCGGGAAAGCTGGCAGCTTCCAGCAGCGGGACTGTAAATCCCGTCTACGACCGTAGGAGAGGGGCAGCACCTCACCGACCCCCCAATGCCCTCGTAGCTCAAAGGTAGAGCATTCGGTTGATAACCGGACGACCCCTGGTCAGTACAGGGCTGGGGCACCAGAACAGGAGACGACGATGCGCACAGCTTTCAAGATTTATATTGGACTTCTTGTCTTCCTCATTCTTGCGGCTGCGCCGCTTATGTTTGCGGTGGGGACGACAGCCGCATGGCTCATCGTGAACTTCGGGACACTCGCGGTCATCTTCGGTTTTCTGGGGTATGCGGTCGTTGACTCGCGGGGACGCTGGCCCAACGATTCGTGGTTCGCCCGTCTCGGCAAAATTGTCACCTTCACGCGGTAGCAGGAGGCGACGATGACATGGAACCACCGCGTGATGCGGGTGGACTATCCTCTCCGCGCTACGTCTGGCACGGAGACGCAATTCGAGATTCACGAGGTCCACTACAGCGCCGACGGCTTGCCTCGCGCTTATACCAAGGACGCGGTCGGCGTTGCCGCCGATGATCTCGCTGGTCTGGAGTGGACGCTCAAGGCGATGCTGGCGGCGCTCGAAAAACCTGTGCTGACGCCAGGCGATTTCCCCGATGGAGGCAAATCGTGCCCCACTTCATGATCAACATTGAATCTTGGCCAAAAGAGGATTGGTTTGCCAGATTGAGTTGAGGGGGTATAGCTCAGAGGGAGAGCAGTCGGCCCTTAACCGATCGATCAGGGTTCGAGCCCCTGTGCCCCTACCAACTGAAAGGATATAGCCGATGGCGTGGCGGCTTCTGGTTTACAGCGCAGAGACTGACCGACTGACAGCGTCGCTGGACATTCCAGAGTTGTTCTCGCCCGATGTCGAATTCCTTGCTGGGGTGAATCCAGGGGACGACAAATTGGGGGAGTATCCGCTGACCGCACTTCAGGCCGGTTCGATAGCCGAACGCGCTGGTCTGATTTTGCCAGTTGCCGAATCGGCCTATTCGGTCGAACTAATTGTCTAGTGGGCGTGTCTTCCAACGACAGGAAAGTCGGTTGTCTCCCGGCAAATCGGGGTTTGACTCCCCGCACGCTCGCCAGTTTCTCCAGGTGTGGGCAAGCAGCTAAGCTACCGCCCTTGGAAGGCGGGGATCGTGAGTGCAATTCTCACCACCTGGACCACCTTTTCCCTTTACAACCGCCGTTAGTTATCCTAACATGGCTTATCTGAGAGGGACGCAGCATGACCATGGAAGTAAGTTTGCGACGGGCGTCGCAGATCATCAACGCGATTCAGAGGCGCGTTGAGCCGCCACGTGAGGAGCCAGAGGAAGACTCGTATGGTCGTCGTCGGCGCCGCCACGCCAAGAGCGTAAACCCGCTGGCGTCGGTCGCGCCGGTCGATGTTGACACGACGGTTGCGGCGGGGGTGCTCGCGCGCCGCGACGAGTTGCGCCGCAAAATGGAGGCGACTTGGCGGCTGATGGAAGTGCTGACGGCACTGCGTAACGCGGTCGGTGCCGCCAATCATCAGTATGGCATCGCGAATCTTGTGACATCCCGCGCTGGCTTACTTCGCAAGCAGCAAATCCTCGACGGCATGATCAAGGAACTGGCTGCTGCTGGCACACTCGACGAGGACGAGTTGGAGAGGAAACTGTACGCGTTACGTGATCGGGTCGCCGCTATGGCCGCTCGTCCATCATCGCGCTATGGCGAACCGGAAACGCCCGCCGACAAACTGTCGGTGCCGTTGCTGACGGTTGCCGATCATCGGGAACTGCAGCGCGACTTGCTGGCGGTCAATCGCCGTTTGGTCGAGATTGACGATCAGTTGTCTGCCAAGAATGCGAGCAACAAGATCGTGATCGACGATGGCGATGCCGAGGTATTGGAGGCGGAAGGCATCATTTGAGATCGGGGGTTCGCCCCTGATGGGCGGGCGGGTGAGTGAGTAGAGAAGCGGGCAAAATCTGTAACTCCGGGGTCGCCCACCGATCGTGTCTTTGGTAACCGCGCCGGTTTCCGTTACGACGGACGATGACGTGGTGATCCTGGCACACCGGGCGTGCTGGTTGTGGGTTGCTGATTGCTGTTTGATCCGTCCAATTCTCTGTTCCTCCCCGCCCGTTTCCCTTGCTGGATAAAGGATGTCGGTAAAATGGAAAGAACACTCACGCTATCAGTGATGCCAGTAGGCACGCCTGTGTGGCTGATGACTACGAACTGGCAGATCCATGCCACCTTCATCAAGAAAATCACGATTGCGGTGGAAAGTGAGTGGGGCGCTCCCATGATCACCTATGACACCTATCACGATGATTTTTGGGGTCAGCATGCTCAGATAGGTCAGACCATTTTCCTCAGTGAGGATGAGGCGCGCGAGGAGGTTGATCGACGGAAGAAGTTGGGCCGCTAGTAGACCGGCTTAGAACGGCGCGCCTACACCGCGCAGAACGGGGTTCGACTCCTCGGCGGCCTACCAATCGCACACGGCTTGCGTTGGCGGCGGCAACGCTATGACAGAACTTGAGGCGTGTACCTATGCTGCCGATCTTCTCAAAAGAGTTGGGTTCGAGCATCGGTACACCTCGATGCAGAGCGAGGCGTGTTACTATGGGCTCCCGGGGCGACGTGAGGTCGTCAGAATTGCAGGGCATCGATATGGTGGTGCCGAATACGGGTTGGCCCCTGTTGTCACATGCCTGACAATCACCGCGAGCAAGGAATGGTCAGAGGTACAAATTTGTAATCTGACCGCCAGCGCTATCGGCAGTTATTTGCTTCGGTGCGCGGGGATCATGCCCCTTAGCGCTAAAGAGCGCGCCCGTCGGCAACATCGCGCGCGGCTAACCCAGAAGGAGGTTCCGATGACGTGACGCTCAACATCGGAGGGTAATCATGCGCTACGACATGCACGAGGTCGTCATCGAGCGCCCCCGGCGCGGCGGATTTCGCACTTATCACGACCATCGGCCGCGGATTGGAAAAGACCCAGAGCAACTGGAGAATCTGCCTGCAAAGCAGGGGATGTTCCGTCCGCATATCTACGGCGGCGAGCACAAGGAGTTTTCTGATCTGCTGGGACCGTTGCAGAGATTTTTAGTCAGACAGGTCGGTCGGACGTGGAACGATGTCTACTCCGAAATCCGGCAGCGGATCAGCCCGCGTTCGACGGTGCAAATCCACATTCTCGGGCACCTCGATGGCATGGTTTCGACCAAGCTGATCGAGCGTGATGGTAAACTTTTTGTGTTCGGTCCGTACTGGGTCCACGAGGTATTTCCTGGCGATCTCTACGTCAATCCGCGCACTGGCATTTTGTGTCGGATGCCGGAACGGCGGCGCTATCCAAGACCGACCCCACCGACCGATGTCGTGGTTCTAGCTCCAGAGAGCGAGCTGCGCTTGGTCAATGGGATTTGGTACTGGGCGGTGTTCGCCGCCGTGCCCGCGCCTTCTGTCGATGCCGAGGGTCGGACGATTCGCAGCATCGCGGTCGATTGCTTTACCGGCAAGGAAATCCCCTATCCGGGGCGCTATCGGATCGGCAAGCGGCAAGCCAACCACGCCGATCTCAAACGCCACGGTCTCGAAAACAACGACGCGTTACGCTTCCGGTGAGGCGCCCCGTCTTTCAAGCGGGAGAGGCTCGGTTCGACTCCGGCACGCGTCACCAAACCAAGCAGGAGGACGACGATGCCCATCTCTCGACCACCACCAGTGTCGGATGTGCCCGAGGCTGAAATCACCCACTGGCAAATACGACAGTTGGAAAATGGCGATCGGCATCTCGTCGGCGTCGTCCAGAACAGCGGTCACGATGGCCGGGTGTCGTCAAAGATCATGGAGATGGACGGCCGTATCGTGACCACGCGGAGCGGGCGCAAATACCACCTTGTGGGGGCGTCAGGTTCTGATTCCGATGCCGAGTATGTCTGGCAAATGTGGTGCCGATACAACGGGGTTGACCCTGAGACGACGGTTGACGTGACCAAAGATTTTTCTTGACACCATAGGTCAGGGCGTCCTATATTCCCCCCACAAGATCGGCGGCGTAGGGTAACGGTTACTTCGCTGCTGTGAACGACGATGGGCTTCGGCCCAGTTCCCGTTCCCGCCTGTTCCCCGATCGCGTGAAATAGAGGTTTTGACCGGCGGCGTTAGGCAACGGCTACTTCGAGTTCGACTCTCGATATCCCCGCCACCCTATGGGGATAGGGCTTTAGGGCCTTTCCGTTTCCGCTTGTTCCCCGGTCGCAGTTCTGATTGACGGCAGACGGCGTAGGGCAGAGGTACTTCGTAGCTCAACTGGTAGAGCATCAGTCTATCAAACTGACGGTAGTTGGTTCGAATCCAACCGACCCCGCAAGGGGTTAGCTCCTCTTCCCGCTTATTCCTCTGCCGCCTATCCCTGCGATCGGTTCCTTTCAACAGAGGAGTAGGTCGTATGGCACGATTGAACGTTGCGGCCAGGAAGCCGCAAACTCCACCACAGGCCACCAACCCAATCTATCCGTCGAATGTCCAGCGTACCCATGAGGGCGCGCCTGCGGCAGAGATCCCGGTGGAACTCCAACTGCGCCGTGCTGTGTGTTCCTGCCTGTTGTGGGAGGACACCCACTACGAGAGCGGCAAGGACATCGGCGACCGCATTGTCGAACTCGTCGGCAAGGTGCCGGTGGGAGTCGCGACCAACTTGGCGATGGATGCCCGCAGTCATTTCCATTTGCGGCATGCGCCGCTGCTGGTCATGGCGGCTGTCGCGGCGCCGGGTCGCGGTGGTTCACGGGTGATCGGCGAGGCGCTGGCGAACGTGATCCAGCGGCCTGACGAATTGACCGAATTCCTGGCGATCTATGCCAAGGTCTACGGCGTGCCGCCAAATGCTGTCCGCAAGCGGCTGTCGGCGCAGGTCAAGAAGGGTATCGCAGCGGCGTTCGGCAAGTTCGATCGCTATCAGCTCGGCAAGTATTTCTCGCCCTCTGGTGAGAAGGGTCAGCCGATCCGCGCCCGCGATGCAATGTTCTTGACGCACCCAAAGCCGCTCGACGAAGAGCAAGCTGCTCATTGGAAGCAGCTTATCGCCAAAAAGATCGTCGAGGAGGGCGGGGCTGACACTTGGGAAACCAAGCTGTCGAGCGGCAAGGACAAGAAGGAGCTCTTCGAAGAGCAGTTGCGTGCTGGGAAGCTCGGCTATCTCGCCCTATTGCGCAATTTGCGCAACATGACGCAGGCTGGGGTTGATGAAACCCTGATTGACGACGCAATCGTCGGTCGTCGTGGGGCTCGACGGGTGTTGCCATTCCGCTATGTCACGGCGGCACGCGCTTGCCCGCAGATGGCAAAGCCGCTTGATCAAGCACTGCAGCAAGCGATTCTTGATCTTCCGGTATTGCCAGGGCGCACCGTGGTGCTGGTCGATGTCTCAGGTTCGATGGACGCGCCAATCTCAGGCAAGTCCGAACTGAACCGCATTGACGTGGCGGCGACATTGGGAGCGATCGTACCGGGCGACTGTCAGACATTCTCGTTCTCGCACTCGGTAGTTGCAGTTGGCCAGCCACGCGGTCTCTCTGGCATTGAGGCGATCAAGCGCAGTCAGCAGCACGGCGGGACGTATCTCGGTCAGGCTGTCGATTTCGTGAACAGGATTGATCATGATCGGCTCATCGTGATCACCGATGAACAGAGTCATGACCATGTGCCGGCGCCAAAGGCGAGCAAGGCTTACATCATCAACGTCGCCTCATATCGAAACGGCGTCGGCTATGGCAACGGCTGGTGTCACGTAGATGGATTCTCCGAGCAGACACTCCGCTTCATTGCTGAGTTCGAGAAAATCCTGAATTGACCCCTGACGATCTCCGGGAGGCTGGGCTCTATCTCTATGGTTGGGGATGGCAGACCCGGCTTTCCGAGACGCTTGATGTCGCGGATCGCACCGTGCGGCGGTGGGCATCAGGTGCCGTCGAGGTCCCCGGTCCAGCGCGGTGCGCGATTCGCTGCCTCGTCGAGAGCAAAAAGTTACGCGCCAGCAGCACGATGGACCGTGCGTCTGACTCCGGATCAGAAGGTTGAAGGTTCGACTCCTTTCTGGCGCTCCATTTCGGCCGCGTGGTCCAACTGGATGGGCACCCGCCTTCTAAGCGGGGACAATGCAGGTTCGAGCCCTGTCGCGGTCACCACTTCGGGGGGGAAAGGACAATGAGCGATCCGAATCTGTGGACCGGGATGTACCGAGAATGGGATCGCGAAACTCGCGCGCGATACCCGATCGAGCCTAAGCCAGAGTGGCTGTGGCGGGAGGAGTGGGACCGAATGATCTGGGGCACCCGAGATGCCATGAAAGCTGCTATGCAGGCAGCGGTACGGAGAAA